AGAGATTAGGTATCCCTAACTTTACTCCCAGACTAGCACTACAATTAATAGGAACAGAAGTATTTAGAAACCATTGGCACCAAGACATTTGGATACTAACTATGGAAAATCGTATTAAAGATGCAACACATAATATAGTAATAACAGACGCAAGGTTTCCAAACGAAGTACAAATGATACGCAGACTTGGAGGAAAGATTGTTCGTGTTAAACGAGACGAGGATCCTGAATGGTGGAACTTAGCAGTCACTGATCCTGAACAAATGCCAGTTTTGTTTCCTGATGTACACTCTAGTGAATACAGTTGGGCAGAGACCACTCCTGACTATCTAATAACTAATAATGGAACAGTTAGTGAGTTACAAAACGTGGTTAATGATCTTCTAAAAGATCTCCTTGTACCCACCCAGTCTTAGACAACTCAAAATTACAGTTTAAACAAACTGTCTTTAAGTTACTAACATTTATATTTTGTCGATTAGAATCAACATGAAATACTACTAGTTGTTCTATCATAGGCAGTTTAATGTCACAGTATTCACACATTTTCTTTTTTCTATAACCTGCCAACTTCCATCTAGGCGATTTATGTAAAGAAACTTTCTTTTTCTTTCTTCCACATTTATCACATAGTTTTCTGTAGTAAATTTTATCTTCTCGATGATAATTTACTGCAACAGGAGTGGTATTGCATATATAACATAACGGTCTCATACATGTATTTATTTAACGAACCTTTAAAGGGTATGTAGTTTTTAGGTGGTTTTATTAACTATTGGATAAATATATTATAATAATATCTTTACTTTAAAGGATGAGGAATAATATGGCACTAGTATCACCCGGCGTAGAAGTTACAGTCATTGATGAATCCAACTATGTTGCAAGTGCAACAGGAACGATACCAGCAATAATAGTAGCAACAGCCCAAGACAAGACAAGCGGATCCGGAACAGGAACTGCGGCAGGAACAACTTCCGCAAATGCAGGAAGCACATACTTAATTGGTAGTCAACGAGAACTTACTACAACATTTGGTAATCCGTTATTTTACCAAACTGCAAGTGGAACTCCTATCAATGGACATGAAATTAACGAATTCGGCTTATTGGCAGCATACAGTTTACTTGGATCAAGTAACAGAGCATACGTTACAAGAGCAGATGTAGATTTAGCAACATTAACTTCTAGTGCTAGTAGACCAACAGGAAATCCGTTAAACGGAACAGTATGGTTTGATGTAGGCACTGATACTCGTTGGGGTATATTTGAATGGAATTTAACTGCTGGAACTTTTACAAATAAAGTACCAACAGTAATTACATCAACAACTGATCTTTCAAGTGGTGTTCCTTTAACATCGATTGGTAGTATCGGCTCTTATGCTATTGTTGCAACTAACATATCCAATCCGCTTTACTATAAAAATAGAAGTAATGCATGGGTACTAGTAGGATCAAGTGCATGGCAAATTGCACATCCAACAATGTCAGGTACAGTTGCAAACCCTTCATTAACAAATGGTAATTCAATAGTAATTAACGGTACAACTGTTACACTTAGTGGAACAGCTGTTGCTAACCTAGCAACAAGCATTAACAACGCCTCAATAGATGGTGTTACTGCAGCCGCAATAGATGGCAAAATTGAAATTTACGCAACCAGTTTAGCAGAGTCAAACGGTTCAGTTGCTGATGGTAAGATCATACTTGCAAATGCAACAGGCGCAATACTTACTGCTACAGGATTAGTTGCAGGAACTTTTGCTAGACCTTTGATACAACAGAGTCAAACATATAGTGTTCCAGAATTTAAATCAACAGACACAACACCTCGTCCATCAGGAAGTATTTGGCAAAAGACAACTGCAACCGGTACTGGTGCATTACTAGACGTAAGTGTTTTTAATTCAACAACTGCAACATTTGACAGTGTAAGTGTTCCTCTTTATGAGAACGATCGAACTGCTCTTAAGAACTATGATGTAACAGGTGGACTTGCTATTGCAGTAGGCACATACTATGCACAATTCGACGTATCTGAAAACGACACTATTACGTACAAATTGTTTAGAAGATTTAGTTCGGGTGCTTTAGAAGTTACTGGTAATGTTACAACTGCAAGTTTAACTCAAAATAATACGTTTACTATTCAAGCAAGTGTAGCAAATTCAACAACATTATCTAGTGCAGTAACAGTTACACTAAGTGGCACAACATTAACTACACTAGCAAGCGACATTAATGCTGCAAACGTTACTAGTGTTAGTGCAGAGATACTTAGTACTGGTGCTATAAAAATTAAACATGCATTAGGTGGTGTAATTGTACTTAAAAATACAAGTGGAACACCGTTAACAACTGCAGGTATTGTAGTGGCAATAACAACAGGACAAGTAAGAGCAGGTAATAGCAGTGACTTAATTTTAAGTAACTGGGTTGCTCCAACTTATACTGCAAGTATAACTGCTCCAGATGCAGATCCAGTAAATTTAAGAAACTGGTTTCATGGTGGAACACAAGCAGACATACTGATACAAAACGGCGGTACTTGGAAAGGTTATAAGACGGTAACTAGTGATGCTAGAGGATTTAACTTAGCAAACACAGATCCATTAGGACCAATTATGAGTGCAACTGCACCAACTTTACAAACTGATCTTACAGCATTGATAGTTGGTGATATATGGATTGACACTAGTGATTTAGAAAATTATCCTAAGATTTACAGAAGACAACTAAACGCCGCTAACGAAAGTGTATGGGTTTTAATTGATAACACAGACCAAAGTACTGAAAACGGTATACTTTTTGCAGATGCAAGATTTATGGGAGACACAACTACTGATGTGGTAACAGGAGTTATTCCTACAATAGTTGCATTACAAAGTAATAGTGTTGTGGACTTAGATGTTCCAGATCCTACACTTTTTGCTAGAGGTACTTTATTGTTTAATACAAGACGTAGTACTCTCAGTGTAAAACGTTACAGGAGTAACTATTTCTCAAGAACTAACTTCTCAGATACTACACTTTATCCAACACTTCCATCAGAAAAGGATGCATGGGTAACAGTAAGTGGTAATAGAAACGATGGATCACCATTCCTGGGCAGAAAAGCGGTTAGACAAATTGTAGTAGCGGCAATGAAATCGGCTATTGATACTAGTGAAGCACTAAGAGAAGATAGTAGAACCTTTAATATTATTGCATCACCTGGTTATCCAGAGTTAATAAGTAACATGGTTTCGTTAAACAATGATAGACGAAATACTGCATTTATAATTGGTGACACAAGCATGAGATTAGAAGGAACAAGTACTGCTATTCAAAATTGGGCAACTAATACTAATGTATCTGCAGATAATAGTGAAGATGGACTAGTAAGTGCAGATCCTTATTTAGGTGTGTTTTATCCATCAGGACAAACAACTGACCTAAGTGGAAATACTGTTGTTGTTCCGGCAAGTCATATGATGCTAAGAACAATTAGTAGAAGCGATGATCAAGCATTCCAGTGGTTCGCTCCAGCAGGTACAAGACGTGGATTAATTGATAATGTAAACACAATTGGTTATATTAATTCTGCAACTGGTGAGTTTGTTACAGACAATATTAGAGAAAGTTTAAGAGATACACTTTACTCCAATAGAGTTAATCCGATTACATTCTTTAATGGCGTAGGACTTTTGAACTATGGTAACAAGACTAGAGCAGCAAGCACTAGTGCATTAGATAGAATTAATGTTTCTAGGCTAGTTGGATATTTAAGAGGTGTATTACAAGCAACTGCATTAGGATTTGTATTCGAGCCAAACGACAAGATTACAAGAGACGAACTAAAACAACAAGTAGAACAAATCATGAATGACCTAGTTTCAAAACGTGGTATATTTGATTTCTTAGTAGTTTGTGACGAAACAAACAATACTAATACTAGAATTGATCGTAATGAACTATATGTTGATATAGCGATTGAGCCAGTTAAGTCTGCAGAGTTTATTTTTATTCCAATTAGACTTAAGAACACAGGCGAAATTGCTTCAGGCAACATTGCTAGTGCAAGTGCAGTAGTATAACTGTTTTAGACACCTAAAATAACGAAATTAATGGGTGGTACTACAAATACCACCCATTTTTTACGAAAGATATTTGATAAATATTATTATAAAATAACACAGAGAAGGAGGCAGACAATATGTCAGTTTCATCACTAACAAAATTTACTGTACCATTAGACAGTGATCAATCAGCAAACTCGCAAGGTTTGCTTATGCCAAAACTTAAATATCGCTTCCGTGCTTTGTTTGAGAACTTAGGTGTGTCTACTCCACGTACAGAACTAACTAAACAGGTTATGGATATAACAAGACCAAACTTAACATTTGAAGAAATTGAAATTCCAATCTACAATAGTAGAGCATATGTTGCAGGAAAACATACTTGGGATCCAATATCAGTTAACTTTAGAGACGACGTTAACGGATCAGTTAGTAGATTACTTGGCGAGCAAGTTCAGAAACAATTTGACTTCATGGAACAGGCTAGTGCAACTTCAGGCATCGACTATAAATTTGTAACAAGATTTGAAATCTTAGACGGTGGCAATGGAGCCAGTGTTGCTAATGTTCTTGAAACATGGGAATTATATGGTTGTTTCTTAACCAACGTAAACTATAACGACTTAAACTATGCATCAAATGAAGCAGTAACAATTACTGCAAGTATTAGATTTGATAATGCAATTCAGAGTCCAATTGGTGACGGTGTTGGGGCAACAGTTGCGAGAGCAATAGGTCAAACTGTAACCGGTTAAGGAGGTAATCCATGACTAGTGTTAACTCATTACTAAATGCCTTATCTCAAGGCGACCAGATAAAAGACTTCCAACATGCATCTCGGTTGTTTATAGATAACAACTACGAGTTGCAACCACGATATAGTAATCTTTTTCATGTTGTATTTAATTTTACGCCTCAGGCTGCATCTCTATTTGATAATATAGACAAGTTAGAAATGAACATGTTAGTTAAAAGTGTTGATTTACCTAGTTTCAATATCGATGTACAGACACACAATCAGTATAACAGGCAAGTACATAGTCAGCATAAACTAAATTATAACCCTGTTAATGTTGTATTCCATGATGATCAAAGAGATCTTATAAGAAGTGTATTGCACACTTACGCAAATTTCTTTTATAACGATAGTAAATATGCCATAGGCAACGGAGCCTATAGTACCAATGATAGATACAGTGGATATAGAGGCAACGAATTCGGATTTAGTGACGGAAACCAAAGATTTTTTAAAGATATTAGAATCTATTCAATGTTACAAAAAAGATTTGCAGAATATACATTAATTAATCCTATAATAAATGCTTTTGGACACGATACTCATTCGTATGCTAACAGTAGTTTAATGCAACATACTATGAACATTCAATACGAAACAGTAAAATATGCCACAGGATTTGTAAACAACATAAATCCTAAAGGGTTTACTGATGTTCACTATGATAATAGTCCAAGTCCATTAGGTGTATTTGGCGGAGGAGTTACTGACAGTATCTTCTATCAAGGTGGTCTTGTTGATGCAATTAATACTGTTACTTCTGACCTAGCAAGTGGAAACTTATTAGGTGCAATTATTAAAGGTTCAGTTATATTTAATAATACAAAAGATGCAGACTTATCTAGAGTATTTGAAAAAGATTTAGAAAGAGTAGTTGGTAGTATATTGAGAGGTAAGAATCCTTTAACTGATGTAATACTCCCTACTGCGTTAGTCGGAAATAACAGGGTTAACACAGGAGAAGGATTAAGTGGCACAGGCTCGCCTGTTGACAGAACTGCTTCGTTTGGTAATAGTTCACCACCATCAGGTGTAGTATCGAGTAACAAAAGCAACATATTCAGTACTGCCTTTAACGTAGCAGGATCATTTTTCTCTGACCCTTTCAGTATGGGTAACGGTACAGTTGTACCTGACACAACTCGTAGTGCTGGTAGTTTTAGAAAGTTAAGTGACGGTGGTCAACGAGACTTATCTAATAGTTCTAATACAAGAGCCAGTAAGGAAACTGAGATTCGGGATAGAATAACGAATCTTACTCAATTACTTAATAACGACCCTAGTAACTCATCGCTTAAAAAAGAAATATCAGATCTCTCTAAGCGAGCGGGTTTGGAGTTTGGAAAAACTAGTTCCGCGCCAATAACGACAACGTCTAGTACAACAACAATATCTAGTACAACAACTGATAGCGAAGCGACTACTTCTGCTTCAACACCATCTTCTAGCACTGGATCCATTTACACATGATAATCGACTATGAACATTATATGGAAATATTAAAGAAACACGATAAAGAAAGAACTTCGTACAACGATAGATTAAAATATTGGGAAGAATACTGCAAATGACAACACAAAACACTGCTTTACCTATAACAAATATTAACGACAACGTAGATGCAAGAGTCAATGAATTTTTTTCCACACAATTCAGTCCTAAAGGAAAATTTACAGACAATGATTATGAACTTGTTAAGTCGTTTTGTATCAACCGAACACCCAACGAACAAGCAGCAGCGGCACTTATTGCTGGGATATTAAATTCAATAAATGAATTAGGCCTATATGCTCATGAGGTTATTAGTAAATTTGAAAGTACTGATCCTAGACTTAGTATACCTTTACTTTTAAACAGTAGTAGATCAGGATCGAGTTTATTAGGTTATACGAACAACAAACAAGTACCTGCTAGAGTATCACAACAAGTTAAGGCTTAATTATGGCTAACAAGTGGGCAAGAGGTTTATACGAAATAGCAAATACCAACAAGTATGCTGGACTTAAAAAACCAACTTATAGAAGTAGTTGGGAACATGCTTTTATGCGTTTCTGTGACAATCATCCGAGTGTAATACAATGGGCAAGTGAATCAGTTAAGATACCTTACAGAAACCCATTAACAGGAAAACAAACTATATATGTTCCTGATTTTCTTATTGTTTATCAAAACAAGACTGGCAAAAAACGTGCTGAACTTATTGAAATAAAGCCAAGTGGACAAACAAGACTTACAGAAAAAACTAGCCAAAGAGATAGATTAGCAATAGCAATTAACCATGCTAAATGGGAAGCGGCGTCTAAATGGTGTCAACGACAAGGACTAAATTTTAGAATTGTTACTGAATCAGATATATTTCACCAAGGTAAGAAACATAGATAAGTAATAATAATGTATAAAACATGTGAATTGTGTGATAAAGAATTTACTTGTAACCCTGATACATCAGGATGGCATGTTTGTTGGTGTCATAAAGAACCTAGAGGTAAAATCAACTATGAATATAAAGATTGTATTTGTAGAGATTGTTTAAGAGAAACACATGACTAAAAAATTAGAAGAATTGTTCGACTTAGAAGATGAAGACAATCCGGTAGACGAACAACCAAAAGAGGCACTTACAATAACTCAACTTAACACTACATTAGATAGTGTTAGTAAGATTGATGCCGCATTGCCAACTGTAAGAGATTTAGAAACTACAGATGCTGAACTAGATGACATTGCCGAAACTGCTAGACAAACCTTTCAAGACTTAATGGACTTAGGAATGAATGTAGAGGCTAGATTTGCAGGAGAGATATTTAATAATGCAAGTAGAATGTTAGATACTGCATTGACTGCTAAAACTAGTAAAGTTAATAAAAAACTTAAAATGGTAGATTTACAAATTAAAAAAGCAACACTAGATCTTAAAAATAAACAAAATGCCCCTGATACTCCTGCAGACGGACAAGGAATGGTAGTAGATCGTAATACTCTTCTTAACGAAATTCTAGGCAAAAATGTATAAATACACTATAATATAGGATGACAATTATGAAACCTTTCAAACATTACTTAACAGAAAGTGAAAGAACTTATAACTTTAGAATCAAAATAGCCAATATGATTGAAGATGAAGTTATGGATAAACTAGAGGATGCACTTGGTAAATTCGAGTTAAAAAGTCTTAGTAAGCCTAAGAAAACTCCTATTCAAGAACACCCAATGGACTTTCAAACGTTAACTAATTCAGAAGTTTATATGATGGATGCAGAGATGGGTTATCCAGTTACTGCAAACACATTATACGAATATCTTAAACATGCAATCGGTATTGCTCCAAATGAGATAGTTGTAATTAATAAAGATCATCCAGAAGAAATTGCTAGAGAAGAAGCTGTCAAAGAAGAAGGTGAAATATATTCTGCAAAGTTAGATGACGCAGAATACAAAGACCAAAAAGAAATAAAAGTCGACAGTCTTTACGGCGACAAATATAACGAGAACATGTTAAAAACTATCGAAACTCGTAAATACGAATTTGCAAAAGAAGGAAAATAAAATGCATATGATTGATGTAATGAAAAAACTATCTGAAATAGCAGAGAATTACGATAACGAAGATATACAAGCAGGCATTGTTGCCGCAGGTAAAACTCATAGTGTAGTTGCTGAAGAAACTGTTCAAGAAGGCGCAGTAAAAGACATGATGCAGGATGTTGAAGAAGGCATGACTAAAGCAGAATTTGAGAAAAAATATCCAGGTCAAGACTATGATGCTATCAAAAAAGACATCGAAGAAAAGATGGATGAAAGCAAAGAAGCAAATGTTGAAGAAGTGCATGAAGATGTAGAATCTGATGAAACAGAATTAGATCGTATGCTTTATTTAGGTGGTGTTATGGGTTCAAGTAGTAACAACATTATGATTAAAGAAAATATTGAA